TGCAACAAGAATATTTTAAAGAAATGACTGATAATGATATACGAAAGAGAATATATGAGGAGCAAAAAAATCAAATTGAACAAGACATGGCACCTTTTGGATTTATTGAAACTGGATTAGAAGATACTCAATTCGTTGACAAAGACGGAGATGTATGGCATACTGATGAGTATGGAGACCGTTCTTACATGTGGGATTACAGATGATTTCAGCTTTACTTTTTAGTTCAAGTTTTCTTAACTTTGCTTTTTATATCTACGCAATTGGATTTGTGATTGCATTAATATTAGAGCAAATTGTGAAACAATCTGATAATCAGAGAAATATATTCATAGTAGAAACAAATCGAAAATATCTTTGGAGACAAACTTGGGTTATTAACATTAACTGGTTTGTATGTAACATAGGGTTATATTTTATATCAAGAAATATGCAACCGATGGGTGATACCTTCTGGGATGGTGCATTATAATACATGTAGACTACATGAAAAAGGGCATTTTAATAAATAATTTCAGAAATAATCTGAGATTCGGAGAACAAAGATGCCACTAAATTTAGCATCTCCTGGAATTGTAGTTAGAGAAGTAGACTTAACCGTTGGTCGTGTAGACACAGCATCGGACAAAGTTGGTGCTCTTGTTGGACCATTTGCCAAAGGAGCAGTTGACCTTCCAATTTTGGTGGAGACAGAACAAGATTTACTAGACAATTTTGGAAAACCATACTCTGCTGATAAGCATTATGAGTATTGGATGGTTGCTTCATCATATCTTGCTTACGGAGGAGCCTTAAGGGTTGTGCGAGCAGATGATGATGATTTAAAGAATGCTTTTTCGGGAACTGCAGGAAGCATAAAGATAAAAAGTACAGAACATTATAACGACTTAGGGTATGATGGTTCAACAATTACAGGAGTAACTGTTGCTGCTAGAAATCCTGGTTCATGGGCAAATAATTTAAAAGTTGCCTTAATTGATTCACAAGCAGATCAAATATTAACATTCAGTGCACTACCAGCAAATATCGCTGTTGGTTATGGTATTACTCAAAACGTACCTGCAGACACAGTTTTAGCTGGTGCAGGAACAACAACTAAGTTAGATGGATTCTTTAAAGGAATTGTAACAGGTGTTGATGCTACCGCAAAAACAATTGATGTTAAATTCTTGTCACATACATCTGCCGCTGGTGTTTCCACTGCAAAGGATTATCAACCAGGTGGAATTTACAACTTTAACAATGGTTCAGTTGCTATTCATACAACTGGTCAATCATCATCATATGCTACAGCAACTCCTACTTTAAATGTTGACTGGTTTGATCAACAATCTATTCAATTAACTAATACATCAATTAGTTGGAATAACATATCAGATAGACCTGGCACATCAAATTATGCAGCTGCTCGTGATTCTAGGTTTGATGAGGTTCATGTTGTTGTAATTGATGACACTGGAGAAGTATCAGGTAATGCAGGTACTATTCTAGAGAAACATCTAAGTCTTTCAAAAGCAAAAGACGCTGAATACTCACTTGGTTCACCATCTTATTGGAGAAAGTATACTTACAATAATTCAACCAATATATTTGCAGGAAGTGCTCCAAATGGTATAGTTGCTACAAACACAACTACACTAGCAGGATTTAGCACTGCTACTGATAATGGTTGGGATCAAAATGCACAAGGAATTTCATTCGGAGCCACTGGTGCAACCACTCTAACATTGGGTGGAGGAAAGAATTATGATGGTGGTACAGATGAGGATGCAGATGGAGCATTCCAAGTAACCTTAGCTGGATTAGCAGGAGGTTATCAACTCTTTGAGGATGATAATTTAAACTCAGCAGATTTCATTCTAATGGGTTCTGGTAATCATACAAAAGAAACAACACAATCATTAGCAAATAAAATAATCTCTGTTGCAGAGATTAGAAAGGATGCAGTAGCATTTGTTTCTCCACATAGGGGAGCATTTTTAAGTGATGGTGCTGCAGGAGCTGTCACAGTCTTTAGTGATGAACAAATCACAGACAATGTTGTTGGATTCTTTGCTCCTGTCACTTCATCATCATTTGCAGTGTTTGATGGAAGTTACAAATACATGTATGATAGATTCGCAGATACATTCAGATATGTTCCTATGAACGGAGATATTGCTGGATTATGTGCAAGAAACGACATCAACAACTTCCCTTGGTTCTCACCAGCGGGAACTGCAAGAGGTGCAATACTCAACGCAGTTAAATTAACATACAATCCATCTCAAACACAAAGAGATAAATTGTATTCTAATAGAATAAACCCAATCATCTTCTCACCTGGTGGAGGAATAATTCTCTTTGGTGATAAGACAGGACTTGGAAAAGCATCAGCATTTGATAGAATAAACGTTCGTAGATTGTTTATCTTCCTTGAAAATGCAATCTCTTCAGCCGCAAGAGATCAAATGTTTGAATTCAACGATGAGATTACAAGAACAAACTTTGTAAACATTGTTGAACCATTCCTTCGTGATGTACAGGCAAAACGAGGAATCTTTGATTTCAGAGTTATCTGTGACGAAACAAATAACACAGCTGCAATCATAGATAATAATGAATTTGTCGCAGACATATTCATTAAACCTGCAAGGTCAATTAACTTCATCGGTCTAACCTTCGTTGCTACACGAACAGGTGTATCATTCGAGGAAGTAGTCGGTTCTGTTTAAGTAGAGGTAATTAAGTAAAATGGCAACCCAATTTAATAGACCACCTTTAAGACGAATAACTGACTTTAAAAGTAAGTTAGTCGGTGGTGGTGCAAGACCGAATCTATTTGAAGTCGAACTTGCTTTCCCAGAAGAGATTGCAATCGACAATGATGTGAAGGATAAGGCAAGATTCTTAGTCAAAGCAGCTGCCTTACCTGCTTCAAACATCACTCCAATAGATGTCAACTTTAGAGGAAGAATCTTAAAGATAGCAGGAGATAGAACATTTGATACATGGACTATCACAGTTATCAACGATACAGACTTCTCAATTCGTTCTGCTTTTGAAAAGTGGATGAATTCTATCAATAGATTATCTGATGCAACTGGTGCGAATAATCCAGCAGACTATCAAGAAGATGCTTATGTTCATCAACTTGATCGTGATGGATCAACACTTAGAAGTTACAGATTTTATGATGTTTTCCCAACAAATATCAGTCAAATGGATCTATCTTACGAAACAGTTGACACAATAGAGGAGTTTACGGTAGAATTACAAGTACTATACTTTGAATCAATCAAAGGTGTCGGTGATAATGCTGGAGGAGAAAGCATAAGTTAAAACTGATAAATAGTGCTATAATAAAAGAAAAATAGTTATACAATGGCAAAACTCTTTGGATTCTCAATTGATGATTCGGATAAAACACCCGATTCAGTAGTATCACCCGTTCCTCGTAGTAACGAGGACGGGGTTGACTATTTTGTTCAATCTGGGTTTTATGGACAGTATGTAGATATCGAAGGTGTATACAGAACTGAATATGATTTAATTAAAAGATATCGTGAAATGGCACTTCATCCAGAATGTGATGGTGCGATTGAAGACGTTGTAAATGAAGGTATAGTCAGTGATTTATATGATTCTCCTGTAGAAATTGAACTATCAAACGTAAATGCAACTGATAAATTAAAAGATAAAATTAGAGAAGAGTTTAAACATATTAAAGAAATGATGGACTTTGATAAAAAGTCACATGAAATTTTTAGAAATTGGTATATTGATGGTCGTTTATACTATCTTAAAGTAATTGATGAAAAGAATCCACAAGAGGGGATTAAGGATCTAAGATATATTGATCCAATGAAATTGAAATATATTCGTCAAGAGAAAAAAACTAACGGTAATAATTTAAATAATATACGAATAAATCAAAAAGACGATACTGTTCCAAATCCTCAGTTTGATGAGTATTACATCTATACAATGAAACCAAACTACCCAACTGGCATGATTGCACAGGCAGGTAAAGGTTCAACAAAGATTGCAAAAGATTCAATCACATATTGCACATCAGGTTTAGTAGATCGAAATAAAAATCGTGTTCTTTCATATCTTCACAAAGCAATCAAAGCTTTAAATCAATTGAGAATGATTGAAGATAGTTTAGTTATCTATCGTTTATCAAGAGCACCAGAAAGAAGAATATTCTATATTGATGTTGGTAATTTACCAAAAGTTAAGGCAGAGCAATATCTTAAAGAGGTAATGAGTCGTTACCGCAATAAACTCGTTTACGATGCACAAACTGGAGAAGTTCGTGATGATCGTAAATTTATGAGTATGATGGAAGATTTTTGGTTGCCAAGAAGAGAAGGTGGTCGTGGAACTGAAATTACAACATTACCTGGTGGACAAAATCTAGGTGAACTTGCTGATATTGAATACTTCCAGAAAAAATTATATCGTGCATTAGGTATTCCTGAGTCGAGAATCGCTGCAGAAGGTGGTTTTAATTTAGGTCGTTCATCTGAAATATTAAGAGATGAATTGAAATTTGCAAAATTTGTAGGTCGTTTAAGAAAGCGTTTTGCACATATGTTTAATGATATGCTCAGAACTCAGTTAATATTAAAGAATATCGTAACTCCAGAAGACTGGAATAAGATGGAAGATCATATTCAATATGACTTCTTATATGATAATCAGTTTGCAGAATTAAAAGAAACTGAAATGATACAAGGTCGTTTAGGTAATCTTGCACAGATTGAACCTTATATTGGTAAGTTTTACTCTACTGAATTTGTAAGAAAGAGAATCTTAAGACAGACAGATCAAGAGATAGAAGAAATTGATATGCAGATTGAAGATGAAATACAAAAAGGTATACTTCCAAATCCAGCAGAAGTAGACCCAATTACAGGTGAACCTTTACCTCAAGAGGGTGGTGGAGATTTAGGTGATGTACCACAAGATGAAAACCTAGATGCAGAAGGACAAGTAACTGATGCAGAGTATCAAAAAGATACTAAAACAGCCGAGATATAAATAAAAGATATTGCTATAAATTAATCTTATGGAAGAATTAGTGGATTTGATTGCGACAGACGCTAGTGCTAGTGATGTTTCTGATTCAATAAAGAACGCATTAATGGCTAAGGCAGCTGCTCGAATTGATGCTTTCAGACCTGATGTTGCTTCAACTGTCTTTGATGGTGAAGTTCCAGAGGAAGAAGAAGTCGTTGATGAATTAGAAGATGAAGATGAAGAATCAACTGAAGAGGACGAATAATGAAACTTATCACAGAAGAAGTCTCACAAGTAAAATTTATTACCGAAAAATATAAAGGCAAAAAACGTCTTTGTATTGAGGGTGTATTCCTACAAGGTGGTATTAAAAATCGTAATGGGAGAATGTATCCCGTTGATATTCTAGAAAAAGAAGTTAACAGATACAATAAAACTTTTGTGAGTCAAGGGAGAGCACTTGGTGAACTTGGTCATCCAGAAGGTCCTACAGTCAACTTAGATCGTGTATCCCACAAAATAACCTCGCTCGTAAGAGAAGGAAATAATTTTAAAGGAAAAGCGACTTTGCTATCTACTCCAATGGGTAAGATTGCATCATCATTGCTAGATGAAGGAGTCAAACTTGGAGTCTCTTCTCGTGGTGTTGGATCACTTAGAGAAAGTAGTAATG